TCAACTTCTTCCTTAACACCACCAGCTTTGAGCATAGCAATGCGGTCGCGATAACCAGAAACACCAGGCTTAATGTCCTTAGCTGCTTTTTTAAGTGCAGGTGAAGGATTAGGAATATGCTTCATTGTAGTTTTAGCTTGATGGGACATTGCTTCATCTGCTTGCTCAACTTCTTCTTTTTTAACACCGCGGCCATGCAACACATCACCGTGAGTGATCTTGTTAAAAGGTGGACGAAGTGCAGCAAGCTTTTTATGCTCGGCTGTCTTTGGTGCTGTGCCACCAGCTTCTTCTGCCATCTTCTTAGCACCGGTATGAGCCGGCTCATCTGCTTTAGGAGCAGCTACGCCAGGCATCTTGCCAAGTTGTTTAGCAGTTTGCTTTTCTTGAAGTGTTTTTTGTTCGGCAACAAATGCCTCACGTGACTTCTGGTTAATAGCAGCCACAGCTGCCACGAGTTTGGGGGAAAGGTCCTTGATCATCATTGCTCCTTAATCGTTATCTATGATTTTTAATTTACGTTGCATTTTTAAGCTTCTCGAGATACGGAACTTCTGATTATCGATGTCCATATCTTTTGGTTCTGGTGTTTGAGACAATGAAGGACGTGTAAACTTATCTTTCATATCTTGTGGTGTAATATCTGTTTTAGGATTGAGGTCTTCTACCTTATGAAAAGACTTAATCTTCTCAATATGATCTTTAACAAACGAGTGTTCTTTTTCAAGACCAGCTTCTTTAGCCATCGTCATTGCTTTACTAGCAATTAACTCTGCTTGCTTGATATCCTCACCAGTTGCCTTCTTTGTAGCAATCACACTCTTCTCAAGTGCAAACAGCTGGTCGAGGAACTGCGCAGCCTTCTCAGCAGCATCGCGATCAACATCATCGGGTAGGTCACTATACAACAACTGCGCGCTCGGACACATTTCAAAGTTAAATGTTCTATATTGACCAACAACAATTTGATCTTTGTAGTGAGTCTCGAGTGTCATCTCGTATATCGATGCTAAAGCACTTCTAAAACTCTTATATTTTGTTGTAGATTCCGTACGAGTACGAATCACGCTTTCTAGTGATTTATAACTCATTGATCAGTACCTTTCAATGTAGCGCGTAGCATGTATAGGTGCTGTTTATGCGCCATTGTACGGTCTTGCAAGAAGTTGGAAAGACCAATCTCGTTGAATCGTTCTGCTAATGTATATGTCTTTTGCAATTGGCTGATAATCATATTGTTATCATTGTACAGATTGCGAACCATTGTCATTGACTCTGGTGATGTATCTGTATCGCTCAATTGTGAAAGCTCCACGATACGACGAGGGCTGAACGGAACATAGGAATCTAGTTGGCGGATCTGTTCACCAATAGAATCAACTGCACCTTCAGCCTCTTCGTAAATTAATTCAAAGAATTTATGATTAGCATAGAAGGCAGCACCCTCTACGTTAAAGTGATACTGGTGAGCCTTCATACCAAATGTAACGGTATCTGCAAACACCACTTTCAGTTGTTGGATTAATTCTTCCATCTATTTTTCCTTAAACAGCTAAGCTAGTTGTTTGATATGCACCAGATATATCTATTGTTGATGTGTTTGATATTGCGCCAACAGGTACGGCTGCTCTTAAAGGTAGATCCGTTGTACTACCAGAATAATACAGCTTCATTACTGTGTTATTAGCAAAGTTTGTTGGATCAGAGATACCAGCAATATGATAGTACGTGTTACCAGTATTTTGATGTAACGCGCCACCACGGATTGTAATAGAGGCATCTGTTGGGAACGGCAACGTAAGTTGATACTGGGTATTCGATGTCGCTTGAAATTCAGTACAATTGGAGAAGTCAACGTTCACCCTGAAGTGGACAATGAAGCCTTGCTTCACGTAATTTCCTACAACAACAGCACCAGTCAAAGGTCCACCAGCTGCTTTGAAATCTGGATTAAACGAACGAGAATTGGAAGCAATACCAAATGGAGTACCACCTGGCGTGATACCATCGGATAACCTTAACGGAGTATCACCGGTAACATCATAGAATATCTCACCGATATTACCAATGTATGTGTTGGCGGCAGTGCCACCCATGTTGTCTGTAAAAATTTTGTTAGTAGCTGTCATAATTTTCAATCTCCTGTATACTGGCCAGGTTTTTTGCTGGCATAATAAGCACCAGGAGAACTCATGTCAACTTTGGGTTCAGGAGATGGAGCTGGCTTTGGATTACGTCTATCAGAAGCCTTCTTAATACCTTTGATTAGTTTAGCTTTCTTGGCATTGGACTCTACATCATTTTTATGATCCAATTGGCCATACTTTTTATGTGCTGCTACCATGTAGTTGTGAGCCATACCTTTACTAACTTCATTCACTGTATCTTCCTTGATATCATTTTCAGATCTCTTACGGATAGCTTTTGTTACACCACCAATCGCTTTAATACTTTTGAGCAAACCAGTTTGTGTCTTGCCTCTGGATGGACCAGTTGCAACTTTATCAATGTAAGATGTTAAAGTAGAGGATTTTAATTCTTCAATTGGTTCTACTTGCTCGTTTGCTTTCTTCAAAGCACCTTGAACTTTAGGATGGTTAGCTAAACCTTTTTTAATTTTATCCATGACTTTCACAGCACCTGTCATGTTACCACCAGCATATCTTTTGTCGTTAGCAATACCAATAGCCATTTTAACTTGCTTATCTGTGGCCAGTTCTTCATTCATCTCGGTCATCATATAATCGTGAGCAGTTTGCATGTAATCTTGAGCTAATGTTATCTTTGATTGGACCCACTCAGGTAAGTCTGTATCAGGTTTCATCATACCACAAAGATGATCAGCATTACGGCTAATAGACTTCAATTGGCTCATCGCCATGTCACCTTCGTAACCATACTCCCTAACATCCTTAGCTTCTTTAACATTAGCAGGCTTAGCTGGTTCTGGTTTCTTCTTAGGAACGTATGCGGCCTTAGGCTTACCATAATGAGTCTCGAAGTCTTTATCCTTCATATCCTTCATATCGATATCCAAGTCGCTCATTTTACCTTCTTTGAGCTTCTCACCGGGAGTGTCGCCTTTATATGTCTTAACCAGACTCTTTGTTCCTTCGAATCTTTTCATAGGACTCAGAGTACTTTCCATATAGGAATTATATTTGGTTGCTAAATGTTGTTTTGCTTCACCCTCATCACCCGTGGAATGCTTAACGCGACCCTTTGCATCTACTACGTGGAAGATAGTCTTACCGTTGTATGGGCTCTTTTCGCGTTTAATGTGAGGACGGCGAGCACCACCGGTACCCTTCATACCCAACCGTTCCATCACAGGAATCAGGTCGAAGTCTTCTTTCATAGCAGCACCACCAGCCATAAACGAGTTGACGCGGTTCATCGCATACTGTTCACGGGTCAGTTCTGTATTGAGGGGGAGTGATTTGAAACCACGAATGAATACCTGACGAAGAGTTTCTTCGGGTAATTCACTACGCTGAGATTTTCCTTGGAGAACGAGCTCAATCTTTTTCTCGAGCACAACGGTGTGCTTTGAAAGAGCTTGTTTGAATGATTCATTAGCATCACGCTGAACTTTTTCAGGCGGGTTAATGATTACTTGTGTTTTGCCACTTGTCTTTTTTACGGTAAGCTTCTTACCATCATCGGTAGCGGCAGGCATGCCCGATGTTTGATCTTTTAATTTGTCTGTCATTTTTACCTCTGAGGTTTACCATAGCCTAACTCTGACGGTATTTATAATAACGAAATTGCTAGTTATTATTTAAGGTTCATACCTTTACGGACATCATTGTATAATTCTTCCTTATGCTTCAGTGTCATTCCGGATGGTGTTCCTTTTTTGAACTCAGTGAAGTTTCCACTCTTTGCATGTTCACGTATCTTCGATGCTGACATACCTTCTGTTCCTTCAGAATCAGGATCCCGCTCACCAGATGAGTGAACTGTGATTGACTTGAAGTTGTATGTACCATGCTTTGATTCTACACCGTTGTATTTGTTCAGTAAAGCTTCCATTTCCTCTTTTCGATCGGATCCAGCAACGATATGGAGATGCTGAACACCCTGCTTAGCTAATTTAGCTGCCTGATGGAGGATCGTAGGAGCTGTCTCTGTTGCAGCCGATATGTTTGTATCACTAAAAGCACGCTTTGCATGCTTGACTTTTTGAGCGGCAGATAATGGATTCTTCTTCGCATCCTGTGAGGCAGAAAGTACAACCTGATGCTCGCCACCAACCTTCTCTGCAATCGACTTAACCTTCTTAATCACCTTCCCATGACCTTCATGAGGAGGGTTCATTCGTGCATATGCCAACACAAAGTGCTTTTCTTTTGGTTGCTCTTCTTTAGGCTTATCACCAGGACGTGGACGATTAATAAAATTGGCTGCACTGAAGTCTTTTCGATCAACGAGCTTAGTAGTACGGCCGCCAACCGTTACAACAGACCCCTCACTCTTCGTTGGTTCAAGTTTACCTTCTGCACTTGTCTTGTATGTGGTATAGTCACCTTTGACAGCAGGCTCGATAGCATTGATAAGAGAGTTCTTTGCTCTTTGTAAATGACCATGTAGCTCCAAAGCACCCTTCAAATGCTTTTTATCTTGATCTACTTGTTTAAGAGCTAAGTCAAGTGCTTTTTGTCTTGTTGCTTTTCCGGCTGGTGTCTTTAACTTATCGACATCCTTCTGACCTCTTTCGGTAATGTGTGCTTTATACCCCTCAACGCTGGGTGTGGAGCCGTCACGAACAGTCTTGTTAATGTAAGTTTTAAGATGTTCGGAATGTTTAAGTATTCTGTCATAGCCATTAGCTTTCGCTATCTCTTGATGAGATCGATCAGCAGCAGCCATATGTTTTTCAAACTCAGTAGACGTTTTAGAATCAAACGCACTCTTTGATAGATCAACGGCAGGGTTGATCATATGAACATCAGAATGCTCATTAAACTTATCCAGGTCAGGCTTGAATGTTGCCTTCATCGATTCAAAGTCTTTGCCTTTGTATTGGGTATGAACAACTAATCCAAATTTAGACTTCTCAATCTTACGACCTTCTGGTGAAGTCTTTTTAACACCATATGTAATTGTGTTAGGCTTAAAGTGATACTCATCACCACTAGACTTAACATCGTTACCAGAGTGCATTACATCACCCTGGTAGACACCTTGATCGGGTGCAACTTTGGGCAGATGTTTAAGGGCATGCTTGAGCTTCTCTACAAGACCAGGAGCATGACCATGATTCTGCTCAATGTCTTCTGGTGTGTAGTTTAGCTTTGGATTCTTATTGAAAGCAGACTTAGATGCAACAAAGAACTTACCAGTTGTTGGATGGTGGCCAAATACAATTGAAGGTGAACCATCATACTTCGTTGTAATACTGGCTTCCTTGGACCTACCAGTCATTGCCTGGTGGACCGAATGCAAGGTCTTGGCAGCATGAGCATAACCCTCTGCACCAGCATTGATTGGATGGTCTTCTGCATGCTCCAGATGGAGGAGCTTATCTTCTGATGTAGCAGCTTCTGCTAAGAATGTATGGAAGTCAATCATTTTGTTATCTTTATTTTAATATCATTTGGATACTCACCGCGCTTTGAGTTTCTGATTTCGACCAGATATTTTTTATTATTGTTGCCACAGTAAATTGAAATTTGCTTTGATGATACGGATGGGTATCGGATTTCGTACACTTCAATATTATTAACAAGCGAGTCAAGTTTTTTTCTATCTATCCAGAATACTTGCCACCCGTTACTCTCTCTCTTAACATAAAAGTAATTCATTCCCCACGCTCTTTCAAATATAGCTTTAAGAGCAGACTTATTAGCTCTTGCAGTAACAAGTTTAGGGCGGCCAAAGCTTGTAATATTATTACGTGTATCAAATCCTTGCTGCACAAGGTTGAGATCTGTACCAAACGCTCTTAAGAAGTCAGCGCCACGTGAATCAGGTTGAAGCGCTCCATACGAGTCAAAAAGAGTAGCAGCACCCGAATAAGAACTGAATGTGTATCCGTTAATATCCTTTAACGACAAATACCATTGCTTATTAGACCTATCCGTCAAAATAATATCACCAATAATTGCACCTAACTTCTCTATTGGCACACCTTCTTTTTTCGTTGAACCGGTGCGTTGTTTCACGCTAGCAATATCAACTTTTGCAAAATCTTTATTCGTTTCATTAAGCTGTGATATCAAATCCACCATTGTTTCCGATGCCCCACCACCAGCCTTACGTGCAAAAAACTGCGTGAGGTTTGTCACAGTATTCTTCTCAAAATTCTCTCCCTTGTTTGCACCTCTTGCAATAACAAGATCTATTTTTTCTTTGTTAGTAACAAGTTCAATACTTGGGAATTTTGAACTGTTGGGTGAAAGAGAATTGAACTTAACACCTGTAATGTCACCTTTAATACTCTTAATTATCTTTACACCATCTTTAACCAGCTGGTCGGATGTGTCTTTTTGCGTATTAATTAACTGAAGTCTGAATTCACGTGTATATCCACCAGCGCGCGGCTTTCCCCCCAAAGGGTTTTTTGGAGCAACTTGATAATTATACGGTCTCAAAACTGAGTTAAGAGCGTCTGCAATTTGTTTATATACGAGTGTTGTAGCCATGGAGGCTATTTATCACATCTCAATATTGTATATCCGACTAAGTTAATTGTGGGTTAAGTCAACTCTTTGGGTAGACGACCAACGAATAAAAGCTCATTGGTTCCTCGCCGGCTTTGGTGTAGAACACGAACTCTTCTTTGGACTTAAACCTAACTAGCCTATCGTATCCCTTTTCCCAGAGATGCTGAATAATAATATTCATGCGGCGTTCACCGTAAATATCCTCAATAACGTAAGCATGCTTCCAACACGCTTCAAGATTATCAAATGTTTTGATCTGGTCTTTGTATTCGTGGCTACCGTCATCGATAATTACATCATATCCATTACCTACAATATCCGCTACATCGGAATGTGTTGAATCACCAACATATCGTTTCGTTTGTGTTATGTATTTGGGTACACGTCTATCCTCAATATCGACTCCAGCAATCTCTGCTTCTGGAAATAACTCCACCCAAGCTGCCAGCGACTTACCATCTAATATCCCTACCTCGAGCATCCGTGTGACAGGAGGAATTTGATTAAACATCTTAGTATACATCGGGACATAATCATGTAAGTATAGCTTATCTGTTCCGTAGTGTTGAAACGCATTGAACACTTGTTGTTCTGTAACCATCACTCACCTTTTATATAATCTTGATATAATCCATACAACACATATTCCATTGACGTAGCTTCTACTTCCCACGGATAGTCATGATACGATACGTCTTCAGAATTAAATGACTTACCCATCCACCTCGTCTGATCACAGTTCAGTTCTTTCTTGGCAAACTGTTTCAAGTGAACCATCTCATGAGCCAGGGTGAGTAGTGTTAGTTTGAGAGTCCGATACTTACGAAGCTCTATTTCAAACTCTCGAGGTTGATACCAGTCGTTGTAGTATGACACCATGCAACTGCCGAGATCCTTCATCTTCGATTTCATTACAATATCAATATCGATATAAGGTAGCATCTTTTTTGATAAAAGTTCCTTACCAAAGAATCTTGTTGCACTTAACAGGTGCTGCTCAAATATGGGATCTCTACAGCCTGTTACAACGATGTTCATGACTCACTCGTTGCTTCGTCTACGGACTTACTAATAAGATCCCACACATCAACGGGTGAATTAAAAATAAACGATACACACTCAACGAGTGTCATGATAAAGAACCCAATCACGGTAATTGGGAACAAAACAATCCATAAGAGAGACTTAACTAGCATTAACTGAATCCTTTAAATGCATCTTTCGAAAACTTATTGTCACCACCATAATGAGGAGTATCATCAACAATATCCTCTTGTGCGGCTGCCTCTACATCATACAGCTTCATCTTCGCTCTATCAACGCCTATCACAAATCTACGCATGAAGGTCGGGTCAGCATACCGGTTCTTTAGTTGTTTGACCATTAACTGGTTCAGGCCTTCAAGTTCTTCTGTCGAAATCAACGCAAACATAAAGTCCACAGTCGCTGGTAGACCAAACGATTCCGAAGTATCCTCTAGTCCAACATCCGTACTACCAAACCCTGAACGCGTTGTTTGTGTTGCTGAAACAATCGGCAAATCAAACTCGACAGCCAGACCCCTCAATTCTTCTGCAATAGACTTAATGTATGTATATGAGTTAACATTCGCACCCTGCTTCATACGACTAGAGCAACAAATATTCAAATAGTCAATGTAGATAATATCTGGCTTAAACTTCTTTTTCAGGCGTAATTCGTTCAAAAGATGGCGAAAGTTAGCTGATCCGGCGGAAGCAGTCGGATATTCCTTAATAATTAGCTTACCAGGCGCTTTCTCCTTGATTCTTTCAATCTTCTTTTCAAAAGAATCCCTTGGAAGCATAACAAGCTGGTCCAAGGACGTGTTCATCAGATTCGCATCAATACGTTCAGCAATACGCTCTTCTGCCATCTCCATTGTAATGTATAGAACATTTTTACCAGCTGATATGTTTGCAGCCGCACAATGACACATGAACAATGACTTACCAACACCGGTGCCGGCCAATGCAACGTTCAGTGTTTTACGAGGTAGTCCACCCTTTGTTACCTTATTAAAGAAGTCTAGGTCAAAGGGGACACGTTGCTCCACTTTATGGTAGAATTCATAGCGGCTTGATGCATCATCAAAGAAGTCGTGGCCAATCTGTGTATCAAACGACACAGCCAGAGCTTGTTCTAAAAGACTTGGAATCTGACCCGGTGATGTCTTACCTGTCCTGTCATCAAGGATACGGATTGAGTCAGAGATTGCATTGTAGATTGCTTTATCCTTACAATGCTTCTCAGTTTGGTTTACCAACCACTCAACATCAACATCTTTGTTCTCAAAAGTATCGACACGGTTCTTTAATAACTTATGTTCCTCTTCGTTCAAAGTAGTTAGCTGGCTCGTTTCTATTTCCAGTGCTGTCTTGTTTGGAAACGAATTGAACGTGGCCACATACTTCTCAATCGTCTCAAAAATAACACGATCGATCTTGTTGTGAAAATACTCTGTCCGTAAAAAAGGAATGACCTTACGGCCATATCCCTCATTATAAAGTAGGTTCGAGAGGATCAACTCTTCAACCATTTAAGCTCCTGCTGGTAAGTAATCTATATTAAAAGAGATAGTAATGAAAGGATTGTCATCCATAGTTGGTGGTATTTGATGATACAACCACGAAGGCCATATCAATATTGTATTATCTTCAGGCGTTAAAGTCAACACAGGTGATGTGAAGGGTCCGTAATTTTCCGGGTTAGTAATAGGTGGCTCATGCATTCGTAGCGGAACAGTAGGTGATTCTACAATTAGCGGCGCTGACTCGGGATCGCGCTTAATGAAGAATATTCCTGAAAAATGTGAGCGTGGATGGTTATGAGATGGAAGATATCCACCTTTCCTCATAATGCTTGCCCACGTCCATATGGCACACTTTTCTGGATCAACCTCAAACTTATGTTCGCGAGCAAAAGATAAACCTACACCATATATTGCTTCTTTCAGTTGCCGAAACTCCGCAATATGGTCAATACTCTGCTTGTTGAAAAAAGTAGTAAACCCACCACTGTAGTTTTTATCAGTTTCCATTTGCAACAAGTCACGAGCCATGTCCTCAATACGAAGATCAAGTTTAACTTTAGCAGTCAGGACAGGGAAGATAGGCTCATAATAAATTGTGTTAATTTGGTTTAGTTCTTCGTTACTCGTCTGTTCCAGGGGTGTACTCATCATCTGCTCCATATTTAAATTCTTTCTGCACAGCTTTTTCAAGCAATGCCATCACTTGTTCATTATAATACTTTTCGGGATTCTCATTAATGTTCTTACCAAACACAGATGTTCCATCAGGTAGTTGATACCGCGTAGAGACCTTTTTAAAGATCTTATGCTTTTCAGCAATATCTAAGAGACCATAGTACCGGTCAAGTCCTTTGGCATAACTAAGTAACACTTCGACTTGACTGTTCTCTTTTGAAAGTCGGGACTTGTGCATTTTAACCCTAATGAGGTTACCAACGACTTCTGTTCCGTCTTTTTCTTTTCGTTTTGAGAGCATAGCAATCGTGCTAGCTGCATACTTGAGACCTGTTCCACCACCGAGCTCCTTCGTAGGCACGTACGAACCGACTAGTTCATAAACGTGATTCGTTACTAACAAAGGGATTTTAACCTTTGCTAGCTTCAAAGTCAACACACGGAATGTTGCCTTGATAATCTGGGCCTTCGTCATGTCTCTTGTGTCTTTGCCTTCCAAACTATCTTCCATCTCCTTGGAAGTAGAAAGCATTCCTAGACTATCAAGAACAAACATCATTGGTGGACGCTTATCTTCTGGTTGCATATCATATGCATCGATCAGCTTCAAAGCATGCGTCTTAAACTTTTGGATTGTATCTGGCTCTGCAATAATGACTCGTGATGTATCAATGTCACGATCTTCCATCATTGCTTTAGTAATTGCAGCCTCGGTGTCGTAGTAAACTACTCCTCCTGTTGGGTTCTTTTCGAGGAAAGACTTGACGACCCCAAGAACGAAATAAGTTTTACCAGTAGCGGACTCTCCTGCAAAAGCAGTAACTTTGTTATCAGGTACGCCGCCATAGAGGCTACCTGAGAGAATAGCATTGAGAGCATAGCTACCAGTATCAATAAAACCCCCAAACTCAGCACTACCAGTGCCGTCAGAGGCCATAGAAGTATCTTCATCTTTAAGGTCCTTAATCAGATTACGAAAAAAATCACTCATGTTAAACTTTCTTTAATGTCAAATAGAACGACGATTGCCTGACCATATGCTTTTCTTCAAAAGCACCCGCATCTACCTCAATCATCTTATATTTTTTGAATAAGTCAACCCACCACTCTTTTGGTTTCAAAGTAACGTGATGTGGATGGTCTTCAAACGTAGCAATACTGCAAACAAAGATACCGTTCATCTTAAGGTTGTTACGAATGTTTGCAATTAGATTGCCAAGGTCAAGCTCACTAATATGCTCAAGCACGTCCCACATTGAGATAACATCACATATACTAACCACACCATCATCTGTAACAAAGAATGGTTTGGTAATGTCAGCGGTAAACAAGTTATCAGGGATTGTTGCCCACTCAGCACGCTTGTTGCGTTGTGAGTAATCGCTTCCCTCGATACCCACTGCTTTATGACCACGATCAATGAAGTCTTTAACAAGACCACCACCAGCACAACCTAGATCAGCAAATACAATCTTGTTATCACCGGCCAACTCCTCTACACGGTCAACAAACGCCATGTGGTGTGTGTTATCATGCTTAGTACCTTTCGGCTCAATGTGATCATAGCTTTCATATGCTATAGGGAAGTCTGTCAAAACATTCATAGTGGTTTCCTTGTTACGCTATCACCGACAATTGCGTCGATCTTCTTTTTAAATTGATTAATCTTATCTACGCGGTTCGGCCAGAGAATGTATTCTTTATCTGGATTCTGTTGTAGGTTCTTTAGCAAAGGCACGATTGCATTATACAACATTTGCAATTGTGAATTCAACTGGTCTTGACCAGAAGTTAGTTCTTTCTCACTAACAATAGTAAAGCCAAAGTCATCATCGAAGTCCGTAAAGTCTGTCATGTGAAGAATCCTTCTAACGTTTGTTGTTCGTTGCCTTCTTTCCAACCAATAGCTTCCATAATAGTTCTTAACGGTTCAACAAACGACTTCTCAAACTGAGTCTCATAATCAATATACTTGTCGAGGTTTAACTCTTTTGGTAACTTACCAGGTGTAGCAATCACGTTGGTCGGCAATGGAGATGATTTGAGAAGGTAACAGAACTTAATCTTTTCACCTTCACCAATCGGTACATACTTTGCTTGCAGGTTGCGAATCTTAAGCAGATGGTTATATATCAGAGCACCCTTAACATGGATAGGAGTACTTGGTAGGAATGTTAGTGTTCCTGTATTGTAGGATTTCTGCATTAGAGTATTGGACTTCTTGTCATATACATCCTCCTTCAAAATACCTCGAACGCTTCGTGGGAAGGCAATGTCTTCGAATGGCAGCGTCTTGAACCTCTGTTTGAAGTCGCGAATATACTTCTGCAAGTCTTCTTCACCACCGGTCATGATTACTTCCAATGCCAGCTTAATGTTCTCACGGCATGCAGCTGGAGTTGATGAACGGACAGCTTCAATCCCTTGTATCTTTAGCTTAGGCTTATTGTACCGAACACCTTCAAGATCATACACGTTCAAGATGTAGTGCTTCTTACCAGTCCAAATACCCTTATTAGCAATCGCCTCACGTTTCATCTTCATCTTCTGTTCATATGCAGAAACATAATCAGCAAGTTGTTGATATCCACGATCGATAAAAGGCTCCATAATGGTTTCACACACCTTGTCTAGGTAAGCCACATCTTCTTCTGCGGTCTTCTTATCGTCACCACGAACCTTATCCATCAGCTTATCTAATGTGATGTACATTGAGTCTGTATCAATTGCAATCACATAGTCAAAGTCTTTTGTACCAATCGTCTTATTAAGATACTCATTGACCTTACGCTCCATCCAACGAATTGATAACTGACCGGACTTAGTAATTGATTCGGCCAAGCGATTGTCAAACCAACGGAAGAACTGATTAGATAAAGCACCATAAGCAGAGTTCAGTTGAATCTTCTTTGCCAGCTGCATGTTGTGGCACCGTGATATCTCATTCTCATTCTCACGAGTCTTATTCTTTTCGTAATCCTTCTTCGCTTGCAACATCCGCTTCTTCCACACAGCACGATCGTTATACATCGTCTCCATCAGCGTTGGTAGGAAGCCACGAACGGTCTTATCGAATACGCATCCTGTTGGTGTAATCGTAAGGTTGTGTTTGTCCATCACATCACGGACCTTCTCAAACGATAAGAAATACTCAGCCTTCTTTAGTGCGGCTTGGACTTCTGTCTTATCGTATACGCTTTGATCGACAAGACCATATGTCTCACTCTTGATGTTCTCAAACAACTGAGCGCGCTCTTCTGGTGAACGAACACGATCAAGATCCCCATCCAGGAACATATCAACACTCTTTGATGTAACAGCCAAGTCATACTCTAACATCTGACCACGTAACGTTTCTGGTGAGATGTTGTACTGCATGATCAAGTGAGGATATAGACTATTCAAGTCAAACGATACAACCCACTTATGTAATCCACACTGTGGATCCTTAACGTAAGCACCTTCAATCTGACGAGGTTTGTTACCTCGAATCTTTAGAGGGACAACAATCCCTTGCTTCAATAGATAGTTGTGGATGATTATGTCCCACATACTTACTGTTGTCAGACTATCGATTAAGTTAACCTTACCGTCATATGCAATCGCATATACTTGTTCAAGTAACTTCATCTTCTGATCGAGTCGATAAACCAAGTCCACGTCACGGATGTTATAGTTAATGTAGTTGCGGAAGTCACCCTTATAGAAGTCATTCAACGTCTCAAACCCAAGCTCGGTGTAATCCAACTTACGTTCACCAAGCTCAATAAATGCGATGTGATCTAACTTAAAGCTCTCTTGTTGTGAGAAGGTAAACTTCTTGTAAAGGGCCAGGTAGTCGAGAATCGTTACTCCAAGAGGAACATTCATATACTCGACGGCGCCCTGTACGGTCGGATCCCGACGTTGCTCCCAACGATCCCACGGCGACAAGCGCTTCGCCATCTTATCGTCAAACAATCTAGTGATACGGTTAATCATGTATGGGATATCGAAGAACTCAACGTTCCAGCCAGTAATCACATCTGGTACCCAGTCTTCGCTTCTCCACACATCGAGGAACCGAACAATCATATCACGCTCATCGCGACACTCAATGTAGGTCACATAATCTAATTCAGGAGTATATGGTTGCATACCAAACGTTACTGCTCGGTCGTTCTTACGAATCGTAATAGCAGTTAGTGCTTTGTCGGCAGTCTTAATGTTTGGAAAGCCGCCTTCAGAGTCGGTCTCGATATCAAGTGTAACTACGGAGATTAAATGAGGATCATACCTCACTTCACCAGGATACTGATCGTTGATATATTGGTATTCATATGCCTGGCTCCCATAAACTTGAAAGCCATGAACATCACCGTTATTCTTAACATAACCATCCATATCACGCATATTACCGTGAAAGTATTTGTCAACATACTTCCCATCAATTGTCTTGAACTTAGATGGCTTAGGAGATGGAACAAACATATATGGTTGGTACTCAACCAAATCCTTGAACCTTACACCATTCTCATATCCACGGATGTATAGGTTATTGAATTGCTTTGCAACGTGTGTATAGAATTTCATTATAAAAGGATACCTTATGACCAGGTATTGTACAGTAAACTTAGCGCAGTGACAACTGCTTTTCTTTGTTGCTCTTGAGATAGTTGGCGAGTTTGTCCATATAGCCACGATTACGTAACTCTTTGAACACGAGGTTCTCAAAAGAGAACTCTCCGCCTTGTTGGATTGCAGCACCGCGCATCATACGCAGACGATCCTTGAGACTTCCGGCAGCAGCAACACTTTGCTTGCCCTTGACCATATTATCAATCTCTTTCATGTAGAACTCAACCTTCTGCGACAGCAGGGTATCATTCTTAAAGTTCATGCTAATAAGTTTTGGTTCCTGGTTCCACCGGTTCTTTAACAAAGAGTACACACCCTGACCTGGACGTGGCTTTGCTCTCTTATCTTCTGCAAACAGCTCAACGGGATAACCCTTAACACGGATGTTGGTATGGTTAGCAGCCCATAGCGACTTCTTGGACATGAAGTAATCCATCACAATAACATCATCGCAACTGACCTTATCATAATCGATAATGATATGAACGTCAAGGTCTGATTGCTTTGTGTAATTGTAATTGGCATTACCACCAGTCAGAACAATGTCAATGATGTTGTTGTTCTCGATATTTGCAAACTTAGTCCACACACGAGCAATCTCCAAAAGCTTTGAACGAACATTCGTGTCTAGCCTTTGGTTAGTCCATAGCTTGGGATTGAGTGTGCGGTGGTATTGAAGCGTTGTTTTGACAGCCGCTTCAGAAAATGTGCTAAAGTTTTCCATATGACTAAGAGGAGTGTGACCTCCTATTTAGTCAATACCAGTTAGCGAGTTGTGGATTCTTACGCAGATGTTCTGCGCGTGCTTCAATCATCATATCAATAAATTTCAATAGCTTCTTAATCATATTAAACCTCTACGCATTAATGTTGTCATTCTTGACTGGAGATCTTTATGATCAACAGAATCCTTTAAATACATTTCGACTTCATTCTGGTATGAAGGAGTGAAAGCGTTCCTCACCCAATTCCAGAAATCCGATAATTTAGGAGTGTGTACCCCACCTAGTGCTTCTAACTCTTTATGCATGTTTATACCCATATGTCTTTTGAACAAAATAATAGCCAGCGCCTCGTGAGCGCCGGCTGCGTGGTTTACAGGTTACGTTCGTCTTCTTCGACTAACAACTCACCCATTGGTCTAGCTTTTTGTTTTGGAGTGCTAGGATCCTTTACTTCGATCTTCTTTGGTTTCTTGTGCTCAGGAATAATTCTTTCCAAGAACACTTGAAGCATACCATTAAACATCTCGGCATTCTTAATTTCGATTTGATCGTCTAATGCAAACGTACGAGTAAAGTTGCGAGCAGCAATTCCCTTAAACAGGAAGTTACTATCATCTTCTTCAGTAGTCACGTTACCTTTAACAATCATCTTACCATCGGCAAGCTCAATCTCAATATCTTGTTTGGCAAAACCAGCGACTGCTAGTTCAATAACGTATGTGCTGTCACCAATCTTTTTGATATTGTATGGAGGATAGTTAGGAATGTTCTTTGTCAGATCGTCGTGCATCTTGGCAATGCGATTGAACTGGTCATCAAACCCAACAAAGAACTTATCAAAGTCTTTACCCCACTGGGATACTTGAAATGTTGGCATTATAAACCTCCGATCACTTAGCTTGAAACAACTTAGACACTGCTGTCTCAGCAGCGGCACCAGTCACATCCCAATATGTTTTGGCGATTTGCTTGGTGAATGCTGTCTGTGCATCAACGAATTGTTGGAGGGGTTCTTTTACAGATTTGTCTTGGATGAATTGATTGATCCAAGATGTTTTACTAGATTGAATGGCGTCAATAGCCATGTTTGCGTATAATAGCATGTTTGCTCCTTAATTAAGCGAGTTAAAAAATACCAACCCCGAAGGCGTTGGGTGGTAGTTATTACTAGGGTACCAGCCTAGTTCCCATCCCTGAGATGGGGTATTTATAATAGAACAACCTCGACACCAGCCTCTTCAAACATAATTTTCGATGTCTCGAAGTTAAAAAGCTGAGCCTGACGGTCATACCATTCTTTTGAAGTTACAACAGTCCGTACACCACGCTGGATAATTCCTTTAGCACAATCACTACACGGATACAATGTGCTATACAATGTTGCACCCTCAACATCACCAAATGCATTATCCAAGGCATTACGTTCTGCATGAGCGACAAAACTGAGCTTGGTAGCCTTATCCTTATAGCGTTCTTGACAATCACGAACACCACGTGGGAATCCATTGTAGCCCATACTGATTACTTGCTTCTTGTCATTAACAACAACAGCACCAACTTTAGTAGATGGGTCTTTGGACCAACTAGCAACGTGCTTAGCTAAGTCCATAAACCTTTGATTCCAGTCTGTCATATTTCAATTACCTTTCCGTAATCAAATTCATCATTCTCTTCATAACCATGATAACCACGTGGATTACACACGACCCGGGTACTACCGATCATATAGTCAAACGTTGTATGTACATGACCGTGCGTCCATAACTTAATTCTTGGACGTTCTGTAATAAAGTCAATGAGATCTGATGCATATGCGCCATTCAAAGAGTTACCAAGATATCTTCCAGATATTGATTCAAATGAAGGTGCATGATGACCACATACTACAATAGGAGGATTAGGTATCTCTAGCCAATCTTCCCTCTTGTACACCGAGTCAATATAATGAATCATAGCGTGATGTTCGTTATACGCATCATCTGGTGTAAACCGGTTCTTTGGTCCATTATACACTCCGCGATAATCATTCATCATTCGCTGAGCATCCCACTTTACAACGGGATCGTTCCTACAGAAGTCAGTCCATAACGTACCACCCACAAATACGACACCGTCGATAACCACATGACCATTGTTAAGTACATGTAGGTTGCCAAAATGTTTAAGTTCTTTACATAGTATGTCATAGGTATTAGCAAAATTCCCATGATAATGCTCGTGATTACCAAAAACGTAAATAACATTCTTAAATTCCTTACAAACTTGCTCAAAAAAAGTAGTGTATGATCTGGCACGCTTCAATAGCTCTGGTATATGAAACTGCTCATAGTCAGACGCAACGCAGATATCACCAGACAACACTAGAGTGTCTGAGTCGCCTTGATTGGGAATAGTTGTTGTGCCAAACTCTAGATGTAGGTCACTTACTACCTGGATACGCATAAAAAACCTCTTTGGGTATATCTTTTAGAATCTCATTATCACGGAACTTCGACATATTGTCAACAGCCCGCGAAGGAGTAGTGAACATCCTCATAGTATTTGGACTAGGCGTAAAAGGTTCAATAATAGACCGAAGATGGGTAAAAGCCTGCATTGCGTTGCTAAATGTATGTATTTGCTCGTCATACAGTAGAACAAACCCCTCTTCGCTGTATTCACCTATAGCAATAGCGTGTTCATTACGAATAAAGGTAAAAGCATTGTCGTTTTCATGGAATTGTAGCATAGGACCGATTGTACACCGACCGCCAACATATGTCAACACCTAAATATAGGGTAGTTATAGTTATGTTTTAGATGGCATGCAACGTGTCGTGAATTACTGAAAATCAAAACATAAAAGGAATCCCAATGAATCGCAAAAAGATAGCAGCGCTGCTACTTTCTGTTATGGCAGCTTGTAGTGCGTTTGCACAAACAACCGGCACAACTAGTACAACCGGCGGTACGTCGACAGGTACTACAACACTAATCAATCAAGGTACATACGATAGTAAGTCGCTCGTCGATACTAATAGTACATCCAACAGCGTCAGTACTGTTAACAGTAATAGTACTGCAACAAGTAACAGCAATGCTACGAGCAACTCAACAGTTAATAGTACTTCTCTCAACACTAACAACAACGCTAGTACCAGCACAAGCACATCTGTCAATACAAATAACAACGTGAACAGCGGTACTCAAACACTTAACAATAACAACGTCAACTCTGGTACTATGACATATAACAACAATAATGTCAACTCCGGTACAATGACAAACAATAATAATAACGTCAACACATCAACAAGTACAAACGTAAACACAAACAATAACGTCAATAGCGGTACTCAGACATTTAACAATAACAACAACAGCTCGAGCTCATCAACAAGTGTTAATAAGAATGAGAACACTGGTACGATGACATACAACAACAATAACGCCAATGTATCAGTAAGCAATAACAATAACATCAGTACATCGACTAACAACAATGTAAACAGCGGTGATATGACAAACCGCAATATCAATACATCAGCGTCAACATCAACAAACGTAAACAACAATGTCAATCAAAGCACATCTGTAAACCAAAATGTACAGACAGGTGATATGACAAATCGTAATATAAACGAAACAACAATCACTCAAAGGGTTATTCAACCACCTCCTACAGCTGTTGCTCCTGCAATGATGAGTGGTGGTAATGCTGACTTGTGCTCTACGGGTTCATCTGGTTCTGTACAAACGCAGATCTTTGGTGTATCGAGTGGTGGAACTATCCGTGATATGAATTGTGAACGATTGAAGTTATCCAAGACTTTGTATGATATGGGAATGAAAGTGGCGGCCGTTGCAGCTATGTGCCAGGACCGTCGTGTGTTTGACGCTATGTTGGCAGCAGGTACACCTTGCCCATACGAAGGTAAGATTGGTGAGCAAGCCAAACTGGCCTGGGAATCAAATCCACAAAAGATACCACAATTAGAGAAAATGGATAAAAATGAAACTGTTAAGAACATTGGCATTGGTGCTTTGTTTGGCATTATTGCCCACAAGCTTTTCTAATGCGCAGGATGTAACTGGTAACCTAGTAAATTTCACCAGTCAGTCTAGTTCTGTTACATCTACGTGGCAGAATGCTGGTTCGATTGGTCAGCCTTTGAGCTGCTGGGGGGGTGGTGATCCTGGGTACTGTGGTCCTCTACCGCGCGTTGCCGTTTGGGGCATGGGATCGAACATAATTAACTTCTCATACGGGTTGACTGATCTTAATCAAATTGTTAACATTAAAAATGCCTTACCTAATTCTGGTACGGGCTTACAGGTTAGTGGTTTTAACTTTAGTTTTATGGCTAAGAATGGAAATGGCTGGGATGATGGCAGACAAGATTACTTAATGGCCTATGTTAACATTTACAACAACACAAACTCAAAGATACTCGAATCATATAATTATGATCTAAACAGAAGATACAATTGGACACAGTTCAGCTTCTCCGAAACGTTTACAACTCCATACGGGGTCCCTGGATTGGGTAACGCTAAGTATGGTTTTATAGGTCGAGATAACAATTATTGGATGGGTCCCTATGGACCAGAGATCACAGATACGCGTTTTAGTTTGAAGTACAGTGTCGATCCCTGTTCTACAAATGTGTTGTCTAGTCCTTCTTGTGCTGGGTATAACGATGCGCTAGCTAAACTTATACCAAAGAATGTAGCAAGTACACCTATGGAGACAACAACCCCAATAGGAACTCAGCTCAGTGTTGAAAGTGTTACCATAACACCAACAGGAACATTCAGCGCAGCTCCATTGCCTGCTGGTCTACCACCTCCTCAACCAGAGTCACAACTACAACAGCAAGCAGGATCTCCTCCACCACCCGGAGCTCCTACACCCGGTCCAGGTCAGCAACAAGCAGCAATGCAACCTAGTCCTGGTGGTGCACAACCTAAAGTTGGTGAGGTGGCTGATTCGGGTGGATCAACAAAACCGTCTTCGGGTGTTTCTCTGTCACAGGCTCTTAGTATGATTAGCTCTAATCAAGATAAGACAAGTGCGTTAGAAAAGTCTGTGGTTCAAGCTGCAGATGCTCAAGCGTTCTCAGCTGGTGAGACAGCAAAGCAGCAAGCGGAGAAGATAGCTGGTGATACTCAATCACAAAGTATTGCTAATAGCGGTTCAGGTACAGCAAGTGGTTCCGTGGCTTCTACTACACAATCCTCGTTCATGCAAAATCAAGGTTCTGGATTATCGATGCAAGGTAACACTCAAGGCCTCACAGGATCAAACGCAAGTAGACAACAACTATCAACCAACACCAATGTTGGGACTCAGATCGAGAGCTTTAGTTCTACCACAAGCTCACAGCAGACGAGAACCAATCAAGCTGGTACGAGACAAGAAGCTGTTGTGGCCACATATACACCATCAGTGTCTTACAATCTATACTCTCCCAACAGAGCATCATCGAGTCAAATAGAACTTCCACCCATAGAAGGAATAAAGTTTGGCAACAAAGGTGTTTTAGAGAATGCAATGGATGCAAAACCTGTTATTGCACAAACAAGCCAGGGACAGCAAGAAGGTAATGTTAAAAGTAACGTACAGAACAATGAGGCAGCTGGTAATGTAACGATCGAATCAATTGCCAAACAGCCAGCAGGGTATGCACAATACTTTGTTGTGTTAACGGATGCTACATTCTATACACCAAAAGAAATATACAAGAATCAAAACAACGTGGACAACATAAGAGCTTTAAGACAACTTGGTTCAGATAGACTCCATCGAGAGATGGTTAACCAACAATACAAATAAGGAAGTAAAATGGCAGAAGAAATTAAAAACGTTAATGCAAAGATCGACGAAGCAGAAGCGGCGGTAAAAAAGTATGCAAGTAAAGATACTGTTATCAGTATTGGTGGTTATGAATTTACACCAGCTAAGCTAATGGTTGCTGCTACTATCGTATCATCAATCCTTGGTGGTCTTTATGGTACATTCGAAGTGTACAAAGACTACATTGGTATGAAAAAGAAGATTGCTTCTTACGAGGCTCCTGATCTATCTGGTTTTGATAAGCGTTTAGCTGTCATTGAAGAGAACAGTCAAAAAGGTGCAGACTACACTCGTGACATTAAGACTGATTTGAAGAATGACATTCGCCGTAATGAGACTGTTACTGAGCAAGTTGAGCGTGGTGTAAAGACTGCTCAACGTGAGATAGAAGGTGAAATGAGAGAGATGCGTAAAGCAGTTCGAGAAGATCTCGAAAGAGCTAGAAACGAAGCCAATACAATTCGCAAGGATATGGAATCCACTCGCAAGGAAATCAACAGCGAATTCACTGCGGCACGTAGAGAGATTAACCGTGAAGTTGAGACACTCAAAAAAGAAGTCGATGGTAAGATACAAAAGGCTATGGATAATCCTCTAGCCAACAAGTAACAATGGATCCAATCACCCTTGCCGCAGCATTTGCCACAGCACAGAGTGCGGTAGGGGGGATTAAAGCCGCCATTAATATGGGTAAAGATATTAATGGTATCATTGGCGACTTCAGTAAGTTCTTCAGCGCAAGCAGTGAACTGTTATCCGCTGATGGTAAGATGAAAGCCAACAACGCAAACAAGACAGATGCACAACTTGGTCAGCAAGCATTACAAACAGCATGGGCAGCCAGACAGGTTAGATTGTATGCCAAAGAGTTAAAAGAATTATTGATATATTCTGGCAATGGTGATCTGTGGGATGACATGATTGCTGAACAAACAAGATTGATTAAAGAGAAAAAAGAGTACGAAAGAAGACAGGCTATTATTCAAAAGAAAAAGAAAGAACAGATGGCAGAGCTTATTATGCTATCTCTTATAGGAGTTGGTAGCTTTATGATTGTTGTTCCAATAGTTGGTATGACCTTCTTTGTGCTGACAAGATGAACACTATTATATGGCTGGCACTAAATACGACAGCGTTTGGTTGGCCAACACACGAATGTGTTCGGTGGTCCTGGACGGGTGATGTATACAACCGAAAGGTAACTTGTTTAGAATGGCGTGAAAAAAAGAACAACCAAGAAAAGAGGAGTGACGATGACAGAAGAAAAAAAGCCGCTTAGTAGAAGCGAAAGAGAAGCTCAAATCAAAGACAAAGCAGGATGGGTTATTACTGTTCTGGCCGCTCTTTTGGCCATTAATACTCTTATGGGTGGTTCAAATAGTAG